CGATGATATTTTATTAAAACGATATGTAACAGCATCATTTAGAAAACAATGGGGTATGAACCTCATCAAATATCAAGGAATCAATCTTCCCGGTAATGTTCAATTTGACGCACAGGGTTTAATCTCTCAAGGCAACGAAGAAATGGAAAGAATTGAAGACACTCTTCAAGACAAGTACGAACTTCCGCCTGATTTCTTTACGGGGTAATAGATGGCTACGAATCAATACTTCAACAAATTTAAAAACAAAGCCGAGCAACGGCTTGTTGAGGATCTTGTGGTTGAATCCATCAAGATTCATGGTGTTGATTGTGTTTATATTCCTCGCACTCTCGTAAATGTTGACGAAATTTTTGGTGAAGACAAATTGCCAAAGTTTGAAAACGGTCGTGAACTTGAAATGTACGTTGATAGTTATGATGGCTTTGAGGGAGAAGGCGAAGTGATGACTCAGTTTGGTCTTGAGATCAAAGATGAGATTACACTGACTCTTTCCCGCCGACGATTCTATGAGGCGTTTGCAGATAAAAACTATTCATATCCACGCGAAGGTGATTTAATTTACTTCCCACTTTCAAATGGTTTGTTTGAAATCAATTTTGTGGAGCGTGAGCAAAATTTCTTTAACTTTGGCAAGACTTTTACATATCAAATTAAATGTTCCATGTTCGTCTACTCTGGCGAAGACATGAATACGGGTTGGGATCAAATCGACGGTGCAACCGCAGATGTTTATCAAGGTTTGCTTTATGTCAAACTAGGCTCAACCGGAAGTGGAGCGTTTACTGAGGGTGAAAACGCATTCCTCTATAATAGTGGTGTAACTGGTGCAACAATGAGTGTTGTTCTTTACGATTCTTCTAGTAAGGTCGTTGAAGGCACACTTCTTTCTGGCTCCATCACTGGTATTAACAGTATTCTTGGTGAATCCTCTGGTGCGACTTACGCAATCGACAGTATTGGATACACACAAGATTACTTTGTCAAAGACCCGTTTGAAGATAATACAGACATTCAGTTTGAAGGCTCGTCATTTATTGACTTTACGGATACTGATCCGTTCTCGGAGGGTGATCTCTAATGTTTACTACATTCTACAATGAAACAATCCGAAAAACTGTGGTTGCCTTTGGCTCGCTGTTTGATGAAATTTTTGTCGTAAGAAAAAATAAAAACGGAACGACAAACAAACGTGTTTTGGTTCCGATCTCTTACGCTTCAAAAGAAAAATTCATTCGGATGCTTGATGAATTTCCAGACACAAAGGGTCAAGATGGTGCGGCAGCAATCGCCAGTGTCCTGCCTCGCATGGGATTCTCAATCACTAGTATCAACTATGATGGTGCTAGAAAAAGAAATACTGTATACAAAAGATTCAAGTATACAAGCACGGATGGTGAAATTGATTCACAATTTTCAGAAGTGCCTTACAATATTTCATTCCAACTTGCAATCGCAGCAAGGACAATGGATGACGCATTGCAAATCGTGGAACAAATTGTTCCTTACTTTACACCAGAGTTTTGTATTAGTGTAAATTTCACAGACTTCAACACTAAGGTAGACATTCCAATTACAATCCAAGCGGTGAATCCAGAGATTGATTATCAGGGTGATACATCAACACAACGATCTGTAATTTTTACAATTGACTTTGTTGCATACTCTTATGTTTTCTCACCAACGAAACAAGAAAAGTATATCAAGACAACCGACATTACAAACTTCACTTCATTCTTCAACTTGGATGGAAGCATCACAGGACCGACTGCCGCTGCTTCTCGTATCATAACTACGATCACGGGACCATCTGGTGCTGAGTCACTACCCCCGGTGGCAGGAATTACTCAAGAAATCTTCCAGTATCCAAACTCCCTCAGTATCACAGGAGCGACCTTAGATGGCTGATAAAGAACAAAATCCACTTGAAAATGCTTTAGACATAGAGCCTACAGAGGTGCGGGATACGACACATAATGTTAAAGATCCCGCCAAGGTCACGGGCGAGTTGCGAAAACCTGTAGAAATTGATCTTTCAAAGTTTCCCGAACGAAAAAAGATTGAACAGCGTAAAGACTATGGCGAAGTCCGCGAAAACATAAAAGAAGTGATTGACTATAGCAAAGAAGCCATAGATGGTATTCTCAAAGTAGCCTCAGAGAGCGACAGCCCAAGAGCCTACGAAGTGGTCAGCCAACTTCTTAAGACCGCAACCGAAGCCAACAAAGACCTACTTGATATTCATAAACAAATGAAAACCTTAGAGGAAGATGAGCAAGTAAGAAATGTGACTAACAACGCATTCTTCGTGGGTTCTACAAAAGAACTGCAAGACCTTGTTCGACAACAACTTCCAGAAAAGAAAGTGAAAAAAGTAAAGAACAATGACAAAGAAACTGGATGATAAAGCATATCTCGGCAATGCCAATATCAAGGCAGCCGGTGTAGAGTCAGAATACACAAAAGAACAGATCGAAGAATACGCCAAGTGCGTATCCGATCCGATGTATTTTATTGAAAATTATATCAAAATTGTCTCTCTTGATGAGGGTCTTGTTCAATTTGAACCTTATAGTTTTCAAAAGAAAATTTTAGAATCTGTTCATAATGATCGCTTCGTCATTTGCAAGATGCCTCGACAGTCTGGCAAATCCACGACGGTTATTTCATATTTACTTCATTACATTTTATTCAATCCTGATAAAAATGTTGCAATTCTAGCCAACAAATTGACAACTGCTCGTGAACTGCTGGGTCGTCTGAAGTTAGCCTACGAGCATCTGCCAAAATGGCTTCAGCAGGGAGTCATTGAGTGGAACAAAGGATCTATTGTTTTGGAAAATGGATCAAAGATTCTTGCATCATCCACATCATCCTCCGCCGTTCGGGGTGGTTCTTTTAACTTATTGTTTATGGATGAATTTGCATTCGTTCCCGAAAACGTGGCTGATGAGTTTTTCAACTCTGTGTATCCCACGATCTCAGCCGGTCAAAGCACAAAGGTTCTGATCGTCAGCACTCCCAAAGGTTTGAATATGTTTTATAAACTTTGGAAGGATGCCGAAGACGGTCAAAACTCCTATACTCCGATTGAAGTTCACTGGTCAGACGTTCCGGGTCGTGATGATAAGTGGAAAAAACAGACGATTCGGAACACATCTCCTCAGCAGTTTCGGCAAGAGTTTGAATGTGACTTCCTTGGCTCCGTAAACACGCTCATAGCCCCTTCAAAGTTGAAATCGCTTCACTACACTCGTCCAATCCAAGAGCGTGAGGACGGCTTGAAGGTCTACCATGAGCCTGAACCTGAACACATATATTTCATGGGTGTTGACGTTTCACGCGGTAAAGATTTAGATTATCATGCCGTCACGATTGTTGATGTTACTGCCGCCCCCTACAAAGTCGTAGCCCAATATAAAAATAATGAACTTTCACCATATCTTTTGCCAAACCTCATTTACGCGATGGGCAAGCGATACAACGATGCCTACATTCTAACCGAAGTAAATGATCTGGGTCAGGAGATTGTTGATATTATGCACAACGAGATGGAATATGAAAATTTACTCGTCACCTCTGTCCGTGGACGAAAGGGACAGGTGATGGATGGTGGATTTGGTAATTATCAAACGCAACAGGGTGTGCGTATGAGTCCAAAAGTAAAGAAAGTCGGCTGCACCATGCTCAAGGAGATGATTGAGCAGGACAAACTACTTATTGAGGATTTCGAGATTATTCAAGAACTTTCATCTTTTATCTCGAAAAAAGGATCATTTGAAGCCGAGGTAGGACACCATGATGACTTGGTAATTACTTTGGTTCTTTTTGCTTGGGCATCAACCCAGAATTACTTCAAAGATATGACAGACCTAAATATTCGTGACCAACTGTATAAAGAAAAGATTGAAAAGTTAGAGGAGGATCTGATGCCGTTCGGTTTTATTGATAACGGAACGGAAGATACGGAAGTAGACAGTGAAGGAACCGTATGGAAAAATTTTGATAATGATGGCTTCTCTTTGTAATCAGCATTTTGCTAAATACTAAGACCAAAAGGAGAATCGTTTATGGCATTCCAAGTTAGCCCCGGTGTTGAAGTCAATGAAGTTGATCTCACCAATATTATCCCAGCAGTCTCTACGACTCGAACAGGTTTTGCAGGATTCTTTGATTGGGGTCCGCTTGAGCAAAGAATTAACATTAATAGCGTTAATCAATTGAGAACCCTTTTTGGTGATCCGAATGATGCTAACGCAAACTTCTGGTTTTCGACCGCGAACTTCTTAGGTTATGGATCTAACCTCGATGTTGTTCGTGTTGTAAATCAAACCACTGCAAAGAACTCAGGTGACTCTGGCGGATTCCTTATCAAAAATACAGACGATTATAACGGCAAAGCAACCGGAGATTACGACGGTAACGTGTTCCTTGGTAAATTCCCCGGTGGTGAAGAAGGTGTTCTCTCTTTAGGTAATTCTCTTCTTGTTTCGCTCTCTGACAATACTCATAGGGGTATTACTTGCACCGCCATCATC